GCCTTGGCCATGCGCTCGGCCGTGCCGGCTTTTTTCTCCTCGACCTCGGCGATCTGCATCGGGTTGGGCTGCTGCTGCTGCATGCCCTGCTGCTTCAGACCCGTGATGGCCTGGTCAAGGATCGACTCGATCTGCGTGCTCACGCGGAACTTGCTCACGCTCCACTGCAGCAGCGACAGCAGCACAGGCGCAGCGCCCGGCACCTGCTGGGCCATTGGCGCCACCTGGGACACGAACGCGCCCAGGCCCTGCATGAACTGCACGGCCGCGTCGCGCTCGGCCGCCCAGTCCAGCGCGGCCATGCTGTCGGCCTCGACCGTGATGCGGTACTGGGCCATCTCTTCGTCCTTGAGTAGCTGCACGGCCTGCAGTGCCAGCTGCGCGTCGGGCGTGCGCTCGATGTTGCTGCGCTTGATGATCGTCTCGGGCTGCCAGTGCTTGCAGATGATCTCAGCCTTGATGCGCAGTGCGCTCGAGATCCAGTCGGCGATGTAGAACTGCATCAGCTGAATGCGCGTGCTGCCGAACTGGGCCTTGATCTGCTGCGCCGTGGCCGTCTCGCTGGCGCGGCTTGAGCCACGCATCACGTCCGAGATGCCCAGCACCTCGTAGATCTGCATGACCTTGTCCTGGCGGTACTGGCGCAGCTGATTGATGGCGTTGACCACCTGCTCAATCGGCACCCAGTCCACCTGGCCCTTGATGCCACCCTTCTCGGCAAACAGCGCCCAGTTGTCCACCGGGATCAGTTGGTTCTCGGCGCCCTGCTGGAACACGCGCTGGATGCCGTCGGCCGACTTGTCGTACACGCCAACCACCTTGGCCGCACGCGTGAGCCAGGTGATGCGGGTGTTGATCTCATCAAGCTCATTGAACTGATCTTGAGCAAAGATGTAGTCGGCGCGGGGCATGAAGTTGGAACTGGTGACGTTGGCGGCCACCGGCTTGGGACACGGGAAAAACCCGTCCAGGCCAAGCGGGTCGTCCTTCACGTCCAGGATCACTTCGGCGCCCTTGGCGTACCAGTAGACCTTCCTGCTTTCCTTGCACCAGACCTCGTACACCTCGGCTTTGGACCACGGGTCGTGCTTGGGCGACTGGTCGTTGACGTTCTCCTTGCGGCCGGTGCTGCCCATCGGCACCACCTTGGCGATCTCCTCGCCAAAGCGCTCGACCAGCTGGTCCTTGGTCATGTACACGCGCCGGGCCACCCAGCGCACCTCATGCCACACGCGGGCCGGGGACCAGAAGAAGTCCTCCCAGTAGATGTAGTCGCAGGGCGCGTCCTCGTCCACGATTCGCTCGGCCATCTCGGCCGGGGCGATCTCCTGGCCCAGTTCATCGAACACGGCCGGGATCTCGTACTCCTCGGTCTTGACCTCGTAGCGCAGCCAGATCTGACCAAGACCCACCACCAGCCAGTCCTCGATGCCCTGACGCACGGCCGCGTCCCAGGTCGTGACGTTGTCGTCAAACCCGGAATTGAGCAGGCGCTGCAGGATCGTGCTCGCCACGCGCGCCTGGTCGTCCTCGTAGTCCTGGTACTTGCGCGCCACGTCGGCCTTGGGCGGCCGGGCGTACAGCATGGACAGCAGAACCTTCATCGTGGACCAGAACAGGTTGACCTTGCTCTCGTCCTTGGCGTAGGCGTCGCGCTTGTCCAGGTACCGCTGCGTGATGCGGTTGGCGTCCTTGTGGAAATTGCCGAGTTCCTGGCGCGCGGCCTCGATCTCGGTGCTCCAGCGCTGCGCCAGCCCCACGGGGGTGTTCTGAAAATCGCTCGCGCTGGTGATTTTGCTTGTCGGGTCCATCATCCGATCCTTTGTGATGCCTGGGGACCGCAATCCCAGATGTCTTCAAGCGAAAAGGCGTAAGTGGCCCCCTTCGGCTTGTCCTGTGCAGGGATTTTATGCCCCCCTTGCGATTTCCCCACCGGCCGGCACGCAAGCGCGAGGTACCGGAACGAGTCGCTGGCGTGCGAGTGTTGGTCGTGCTTGGGCTTGTTACGGTACGTCTGCGTGCGCTCGTCCCACTCCCGCATGTAAGCGCGCAGGTGCTCCACCCCGTCGTAGGTGGCCTTCTCGTCAAAGTAGCAACTGGGCAGGATCAGACGCGCCGCCTCGATGCCGTCCTGCAGCGACATCTCGGGCACCAGGTTCGGCCGGATACCGTTGGACAGAAACTGCTCGATGATCGACTTGCCGGTCTGCAGCGACTTGGCGCGGGCGTCGTGCGGCAGGAAGATCCCCCGCGGGTTGACCTTGTACGGCCGGGACTTCACCCAGTCGATGTAGTACTGGATCGGCTGGTTGTCGTCCTCCATGAAGTCCACCACCCGGTACCCGTCCCGAGTCTCCTGCCAACCCCACCAGCTGCAGCTGTCGGTGAACCCCAGGTCGGCCACCAAGTTGACCGGGAACTCGGGGTCCACCGGGAAAGTGGCGATCCGGCCCTGCTCATACGCCTCGCCGATCAACTTGGCGTAGTACGCGCCAGGGATGGCCGCGTCAAACGAGCACTCGTACTCGACCGCAAACGCCTCCTCGGTCATCTGCGCCTTGGCGTCGCGCAGTTCCTCGGGATGGATGATCCCGGTCTTGCTCGCGGGCAGTTCCAGCAGCAGGTGGGTTTCTTTGTTGAGGCGGGCTTCCTCCCGCAGGTTCCAAAACAGGTTCTTGCCCTTGGGCGTGCCGGCGAAAATGGCCCAGCCGCGCCGGTCGGACAGGGCCGGACGCAGCACCGTGTACCAGGCAGACGGCCGGATGTCGCCCACCTCATCCAAAACCACGCCGTCGAAGTACATGCCCCGCAGGGCGTCGTAGTTGTCCGAGCCGGCCACGTAGATCGTGCTCTCGCCCCCGTGCCCGTTGTTGATCGTGATCTTCAACTCAGACTCGTTGGGCGGCCGCGCCCAGAAGTCCTTGGTCAACTCCTTGAGGTAGCCCCAGGCAACCCGCTTGGCCTGGTCGCGCTGGGGCGCGAGGTAGGCAAATTGGGGCTTGGGCAGGGCCGTCTCGAGCGCGCCGATCACCAGGTCCGCACACATCGCCACCGTTTTGCCAGCACGCCGGTGCGCAACCACCACCGTCCAACGCTTGCTGCGCTTGTGCAATGGCTGGAAGACCTCGCGGGGTTGGTATTCCTGGAGTTTCATGCAGGCTCGTAAGTTTTCTCAAAGATGTCGGGCTTGCACGGGTAGTGTTCGCCGTGGACGCCGGTGATGATCCAGTCGCCAGGGGTGACGATGTGGCCGCCTTCTAGCGTTTGAATCCAGCCGTGATAACCGGTGATATAGCCAGTGATTGGGTCAAGCGGCTCAAGCAAAACTTCCGGGTGGTCGCCATGGTTGTGCCATTGGGTGGCCTCAATGACCACAGGCTTCTTGCGGAACTTCATTGCGGTTTCCTCAACTTCGTTTTTTAGGTTTCAGAAAAATGGTGGGGGGCCCCTGCTCGAGCGACCCCCCCGGCCCCGGCTCGACGGGGGGATAGGGGGTCAGGGCTCGCAGGCTCGGCCCACCCCCAGGCCACAGCGTCCCCAGCCTGGCCCCAGATCGCAGCCAGGAGACGCGAACGGCAGGGGGTTGGTGGGGTAGTAGCCTTAGGCACCTTGCGCGTCTCCTGCGCCCTCTGGCGGCGACCCCTTATCGGCGTCTTGCTGCTTGCTCGGATCTTTAATCCGGTACCCGCCGTCGGAATCTCGTTCCAGATCAAGCACTTGCGTGCGCTGCTCCTGGATTTGTGCCGTTGTTGTGCCAATCGACCGGCCGCCAAGCCACGAAAGTTCTAGCTTGATGCCGCCGTCCACCTGCTGGTTGATCTGCGTGGGCAGCACCTTGTTCATCAGGCTCACGAACGCGGCCCGGTCGCTCTGTGTGCCCTCGGCCAGGCGCACCAGGTACTCAGCCCCGCCCACGCGGTCGAACGCCTCCAGCACCGCGTCGCGCAGGTTGGTGAGCTTGTTTCGCACGCCTTTGGGGCGGCCGCTGGGCGTCCGCACGCCCCCGTTCCCGACCGCGGGCCTCTTTTCGCCGTTTTGCGGCCGTTTTTCTGTTGACTGCAAATCATTCGCATCTTCATTGCTACTGGACGCACATCCAGCATCCATCGCCTGCTGCAGCACGGCCTTCTGCAACTGCTCTCCGAGGTCTTGTTGCTTGGTTTGCATCATGTCCCGATTCTCCCATCACCGCCGCGACGCCAGCCAAGCCAACCCGATGCACAGCGCGCCCCACCACCAAAGCCCGACCGCGCACAGCACAATCCCGGCCAACAAAAACAGATCACTACTCATCTTTCCCTCCTGTGGATAACTTTGCACGCACACGCCCCCACACCCCATCTATGCGTGTGCATGTGCAGGTGTGCAACCCCCTTTGAGGGGGGTTTGCACACACCTGCACGCAGGCTGCACATGCATGCGTGTGCAAGGCGTGAGCACCGTGTGCAAGCCCCGCCTCGCCGGGCAATTCCGCCCCTGATTGCAGTCCCCATGACAGGGCGGGCAGGTCTTCCTGCTGTCTGCTAACGCGCTCATCTCGCCGCCCTCCTGATCTGAAACAGCACCGGCCGCTCGCCAAAGAACTGCGCGGCCGCAAACTTGGCCGCGTACAGGTCATCAAACCAGCCCTCATGCAGGTGCTCGGTGATCTGCACGACAACCTGCCCGCGTTTGTTGGTCAGCCAGCCGAACGAATACTTCATGCGTCCCCCTTAGCGTGGGCAACTTTGTTCACAAAATCTTCGCACTTGCGCTTCCAGCCCCACGAATCCTTGAGCCAGTACACCGGCGCGTAAAAGCGTGGCTTGTGCAACATGGCGCAGACCAACGTGGGTTTAGGCAGCGCACGCATGGTGGCGTGTTTGCATTCGTCGCAGTGCTGGGTTTTCATTCGTCCCCCTTGATGCCGTGGGCGGCTTCGATGTTGCGGGCAAAGTCGATGGCCCCATTGGTAAACACTACGCCTCCAACCGGAAATGCTTTGCGAAATGCCATGCCGATCTGCTCATCCGTCAGCGGCTTGCTTGCTGGTGGGGATGTGTAGAGCTTTGTGCCGACAGGCAGCGCAGGTTCGTGCCACCAAGACATTGCGACATTCGGATTTCCTGACTCACTTGTCACTGTCGCCACCGGCTCCTGCTGCTGTGCTAATGTGGCTTCGCCACGGGGCTGCTCCCGCACCTCCGGTGCATGGGCCAGTGCTTCGCGGATTGCGGTGATGGTTGATCCCGCAAGCAAACCAAGTTCAGCGTGTCTTTCCAACGCCTCCAGCGCCAGCTTCAGCGCCTCGTCTTTCTTCTCACTCATCGTTTTCTCCTTGGTATTGCTCACGCTGCGACCATGTGGGTGCGGCACCTGATCCCACGGCCACGCGGGCGCGGCCTGCGTCGGTCAGCACAATGCGCTGGCCTGGCGTGCGGTTGCTGCGCATGTACGTCTGTGCGGCCACCAGGCGCTCGTTCTCGAGGTCGCGCAGGATCTGGAAGAACTCGCGCCGGTCCAGGCCGCTCGGGAACTCCGGGTCGTCGCGCAGGGCCACGAACACGTTGTTGGTGGCGCTGGGCTTGAGCGACAGGTTGGCCCCGGCCGCGCAGGCGCGCTCGATCAGTTTGAGAATCGCAGCGCGTTGGGTGTTTCGCATCAGCGCAGACGCGGCAGCCAGGCCTGGCGAGGCGCCGAACCGCTTGAACGTCTTGGAGCCTGGGTCGAACTCGATGCGGATCTCCTCCTGCAGCGGGCCCAGGTTGCACTTCTCATGACGCATCAGCACCGACTGGCCATCGCGCACCATCGCCCAGCGGCTGCGCGCTGAGTTGTTCCAGGCCGTGGACCCGCTGAACGTGGTGTTGGTGTCCAACCCTGCCCCGCCGCGTGCGGACGCCTTGTCCACGTGGGCCAGCAGCAGCACGGCCGCACGGGTGACGCCTGCGATCAGGTTCAGGGCGCGCATGAACCCGCGCACTGCGGTGCGGTCGTTCTCGTTGTCGGCGAACACGTCGGACGCGTTGTCGATGATCACCACGTCGGCCTTTGTCGCCACGGTGACATCGGCCAGCCACTGCATGCGCTCGGTCGGCAGGCCATCCTTCCACAGCACGCAGTCCTGCTGCGTGAGGTCGTACACGTCCATGCGCCCGGCAAGTGACGACATTTCGACACCCATGTCGGCGCAGATGTTGGCGACGCGAAAGTGGACGGTGCGGGCCTCGTCCTCGCCCGACAGGACCAGCACGCGGCTGGGCTTGGTAGGCAGGTCGAACAGGCTCACGCCATGAGCCAATGCCACGCCCAGCTGCAGGCTGACGTTGGACTTGCCCACGCCACCGTTGGCGGCCAGCAGGGTAACGGTACCCTCGGGCAGCCAGCCCTCCAGGCGCCACTGCGTGGGCTCGGGCTGTGTGCTGTGCAGCCGGCCCCAGTCCATTGGCACCAGGTCGCCGGGCACGGCCTCGGGCTCAGGCTCATCCTGTGAGCCACCCAGGTTCAGGTTCACGGTGATCTTGGGCGGCTGGCGCTCCTCGGGCGCGAACTTCTCGGCCGACTTGACCGCCCGCGGGATCTCGGCCCGGCGCGCCTGCCAGCGGGCCAGTTCGGCCTGGTCGCCCGGCCGTGACTCGTCCATCAGGCTGTACAGAAACTCGACCGCGGCGCCAGGGAACATGCCGCCGGCAATCAGGGACGCGGCCAGGCGGGTGATGCTGTCGTGGTAGGCGCGGTTGGATGGGTTCGGGTCGGTGATGCCCATGACCATCTCGCCAGCGTGCACACCCGTGCCTGATGTTGCTGAAGATGTGCGAGTCGCGACGGTGGTCGCTGCCTTGAGGCCGTCGAGGTCGATGCCCACGGCCGCGCAGGCGTCGTCCAGGGACCAGCGCACGTTCGGCTGCCAGGCTTCCAGCTTCACTTGCCACTCGCCGGCCGGGCGCGGCTTGGTGTTGGTGCCAACGGGCAGGCGCACGTAGCGCACGCACGCATTACCCGAGGCGTCGTTGCTTCGCCCCCGCGCGGCCAAAGCGCTCATTACCCGGTCAACGAGCGGCCTATTTCGGGTATCCGCATCGTCCCCATCGAGGAAGATACCGATCTGGAATTTGCCGGGGCTGGTTTGGATCGCGTAGCTGTACCCCTGCACGTCTGACAGCTGCACATCGTCAAGCACCAGCACGGCAAGCCGAACGAACGCGTCCTTGCGCCTGGCTGTCTCGCCGTCGTCGGTGGGCGTCAGGACTGAAGTGCAAAAGTAGGTGTTGTCGTCGTGGGATTTGTCGATGGTGGCTGCCTGTGCTGGCAGACCCTTGTAGGGTCGGCCTGCCCACACCAGTGCGGGCGCGTTCGACGGATCTGCGCGGAAACTGCACACCCACCCGTAGGTGCCTGGCTCGAGGTCGCCATAGACCTCTGCAAGGAAGTCAGAGTTGGTCATGGTTGGGGCTCCTACAACCACGATCACACCTCGACGGCGGCCAACTCCTTGAGGCTGATGCGCACGCGCTTGACGCGGGCCATCTCGATCAGCTGCGGCCAGTACCTCTGCGGAATGACGCCGCCTGTGCCCTTGGGCACAGGTTGGCACCAGCGCGAGAGCGTGGACTTGTCGAGGCCAAGGGCCTCGCAGACTTCGCCCTTGCCACCGAGCTTTTCAATGACTGTGTAGGCGGGGTCGAGGGTATGAATCACGGGGATGGACATGTTGAAAATCCTTATGGGTTGCGTTTGACTCATCGTGGAGTGTATGGCAATGTGGAAACCTCACCAAAAGAGGCTTCAATGAATACCGAGTGGTTTTGTCAACTATTACACGGGCGAGCACTTGGTGGGCTTTGTCAATCGCGGCTATCGATCAGGCACGTTCAACCTGCTGCGCCCTAACGGCGAGTCACTGCGCACCGATGCATTGGTGGCTTGGGCCTCGCCTGTTCTCTGGATCAAACCCCTCTGAGTTTTTCTCAATAACCCACTGAAACGGTGGGTCATTGTTTCGGGTGTTGGTGTTTTCGCAATGTTGCGCGAGAATCACTCCTACAGCAACTCGCTGTGCCAACCAAGGAACCCGAACCATGAAACCCTCTCACCTCCAAACCCCTCGCACTCTCAATGAGTGCCATTTCACCCCCGGCTACATCAGCAGCAAGTCGATGGGCTACCGCGTCCACCCGTGGGAGCGTTACGCCGACGTGGGCCTGGCCGTGGTCATCGGCGTGGTGCTGGCTGGTCTGTTGGTCGCCTGGTGGAGCAGCTGACATGAGCAACACCAACACAGGCGGGCCAGCGTTTCCGCAAAACACCCAAATCGTCGCGCCTGCAGGCCAGGTTCTGCATCAAGGTTTCATGCGCGGCATGACCCTGCGCGACTACTTTGCAGCCAAGGCTATGGCAGCAATCATCCAATCTGGAAAGTGGGGACCGGAAACAGCGGATGCACTTCACTATGAAGACAATCAAGAATATGTGGATAGCCAAGCCGCATGTCTGGCTATGGGCGCCTATCAAATGGCCGACGCCATGTTGAAAGAGAGGGCGGCATGAGTGACATCACCGACCCCGACGAATACAAAAAGGCCCTCGAATGCTTCGACTGGTACTACGACAAGAGCGACGACTACAGCGTCTGGTCGCGTGGGCAGCAAAGGCTTGGCGAGCTGATGGCCGCGCAAAAGAAGTTCGACCCGGATCGCAAGATCTGGCACGAAGCAGTCAAGAGGCTGGCCAGCGCATGAAGTGCCCTCGCTGCGGCGCGTGGACGGAAGTCCTCGAAACGCGCACCCGCAAGGACGGGGCCAAGACCAGGCGCTATGAGTGTGCCAACGAACACCGATTCACCACAGTTGAGCAGGTCAAGGACGACCTGATCTTGCGACATGTGCCCGACCGCGCAAACAAGTCACCAGAAGACTGATGCGAATTTCACAACCCACGACAGCCCACCACCAAGGAACACAAAATGGCTTTTGATCTCTCATCTATCTCGCGCACCAAGCGCATCCGCGCACCCAAGATCGTGGTGTGCGGCCCTGGCAAGGTCGGCAAGACCACCTTCGCCGCTTCTGCCCCCAACGCGGTGGGCATCCTGACCGAGGACGGAGCCGACGCGGTTGACGCGAACGCCTTTCCGCTCGCCAAGACGCTGGACGACGTGTACGGCGCCATCGAGACGCTGCTGACGCAGGACCACGACTTCCAGACGGTGTTCCTCGACTCTCTGGACTGGCTCGAGCCGCTGGTGCATGCCCATGTGTGCGCGGCCAACAAATGGGACAACATCGAGAAGCCCGGCTACGGCAAGGGCTACGTGGCAGCGGCCGAGGAGTGGCGCAACCTGCTGCAAGGCTTTGAGGCCCTGCGCCAACAGAAGAACATGGCGGTGATCTTGATCGCGCACGACAAGGTCAAGCACTTCGAGTCGCCGCTGCATGACGGGTACGACACCTACACCATCAAGCTGCACGACCGCGCCACTGCCTTGGTGCAGGAGTGGGCCGACGTGATCGGCTGGGCCAACTACCAGATCGTCACCACCGAGTCGGACGGTGGTTACGGCAAGACCGAAACCAAGGCCCGCACCACGGGCAAACGAATTCTTCACGTCGAGCCGCATCCTGCCCACATGGGCGGCAATCGGTTTGGCTTGAAGAACATGCCCCTCGACTGGGAGGCATTCTCCGCAGCACTGACTGCATCCCACAACGCCTGAACTTAGGAACTCAAAATGGCACAACTGAACTTTCGCGCATCCGCAATCCAGATCGAAGAACGCAGCAACAACTATGGCCCCCTGCCCGCTGGCGACTACGAAATGATGATCGTCAAGTCGGACACGAAACCGACCAAGGCCGGCACCGGCCACTACCTCGAGTGCGAGATGCACGTCATCAGCGGCGAGCATTCTGGCCGCCGTCACTGGGAGCGCTTCAACCTGGACAACCCCAACCACCAAGCCGTGAAGATCGCCCAAGAGTCGCTGGCCCGTCTGTGCGCCGCTTTGGGTGTGGACGAGGTGGAAGACAGCGAGCAGCTGCACGACCGCCCGTTCATTGCCGAGATCGGCATCGACAAGAAGGACAGCACGCGCAACGTGATCTGGAACTACAAGCCGGCCATGGACGTGCCTGCGGCCAAGCCCGCCGCCAAGCCTGCCGCGTCGGCCGCACCGGCCAAGAGCGCACGCCCTTGGGTCTGATCTGAATCGGGGCACAGCAAAGCCGGATGGATCGAACCTGCACCACCATGCCAATGGCCTCGGTGGGTCGCTGTAGAGCTGAGCAGGAACCGCCAACCGCCTGGCTGAGAAGGCCTAGCTGGCCCCACCTTTTGAACGAGAGAACCATGACAACACCATCTGAATCCCAACAAATAGCCGACGCGGCCACAGAGCTGGTTGTGGCTTTGAAAGGTCACAGCCTGCCCAGGAGCGCCGAGAGCGCACTGATGAACTTGACTCGACAGCTCAAGCACACGCCAGGGCCATGGAAGACGTTTAAGACGTTTGGCGGGGTCACGCACATCATGACCGAAAACGACAAGAGTGTTGCCACGCTGCGCGGTTACAAGCACCCATACAACACCAACGCCCGACTGATTGCCGCCGCACCTGAACTGCTTGAGTTGTTGATGGATGCTTTTGAGGAAAGCCAGAAAGGCATCCATTTTTGCAACATGCCGCTGATTTCTCACAAGTGGCACCAGCAGACGCAAGCGCTGATAAACAAAATCATTGGTGAAAAAGATGGCAGCAATTCCTGAATCCCAACACACCACCAGCGCGGCCATCATCCGCTGGTACGAATCCAAACCACAAGAGCACCGCCCGCACATGGGCGCCAGCCTGATCGGCCACAACTGCGACCGCTACATCTGGCTGACCTGGCGCTGGGCGCTTAAGCCCGAGTTCAAGGGCCGCATCCTGCGCCTGTTCGACACCGGCAAGCGCGAGGAGTCGCGCCTGATCGAGGAACTGCGCGGCATCGGCGCGACCGTCTGGGACGTGGATCCCGACAGCGGCGACCAGTGGCGCGTGAGCGCATGCAACGGCCACTTCGGCGGCAGCCTGGACGGCGTGGCTAAAGGCCTGCCCGAGGCGCCCAAGAGCCCGGCCGTGCTGGAGTTCAAGACGCACAGCGAAAAGTCCTTTAACGAACTGCTGAAGAAGAAGGTCCAAGGCGCCAAGCCGCAGCACTACGACCAGATGACCGTGTACATGGGCCTGATGGAGATCGAGCGCGCCCTGTACATGGCCGTCAACAAGAACACCGACGACGTGTACTGCGAGTGGGTCCACTTCGACAAGGAGCGCTACGCCCAACTGCTGGCACGCGCCCAGCGTCTGATCGAAAGCACCACCCCGCCCTTTCGCATGAGCACTGACCCGGAGTTCTTCGAGTGCAAGTGGTGCTCGATGTGGAGGCACTGCCACGGTGGCATGGCCGCCGAGCCGAACTGCCGCACTTGCGTGCATGCCAGTCCCGTTGAGAATGGCAAATGGTGGTGCGAAAAGCACCGCGGCCATCAAGACTACGCAGACCAAACAATGGGGTGCAATGACCACCTACTGATTCCTGACCTGGTGCCCTACGGCGACCCGCAGGACGGCGGCGAGAACTGGATCGCGTACCGACACAAGGACACCGGCGAGCACTTCCTGAACGGCCCGGCCGGCATCAAGGAGTACGGCCCAAACTTCAGCAGCAAGGAACTGCACAACTGCAACGGCACGCTGATCGCGGACGTGCTCAAGCTGAAGGCCGAGTTCCCGGTCAGCACCGTGGCGTCGGGCACCACCATCGCGCCGACGACAGAGTGGGACGACATCGCCACGCACCCGGACGACATTCCGGTCAAGCCCGACTCGCCATCAAAGCGCGAGGAGGCCAAGAAGATCAAGGGCGCTGCCAAGGCGCTGGAGGCACTGAGGAAATGATCCCCGTATCACCGAGAAAAATTGCCATGCTGACCCTGCTGCATGAGCGCGGGCCTATGAACCGCCTGGACATCGAACTTGCCTTGGGCATGGCGCAGATGGACAGGGAGATCGCCCGCTGCAAGCGCTCCGGGTTTCTGGTGTCCTGCAAAAAGGTTCGCCTCGAGCCTGTCAAGTACAGGATCACGCACGAAGGCTCGGAGGTTGTTTTGCGGTATGCCGCCAAGCAGAAGGCCCTGGCCCGGCCAGCCGTGATGGAATTGCCGCCCTACGTGCCGCCGCAGTGGGCGCCAGCACGAGCAGGCTCTCTTGCCGCCTTTGCGCTGCCCAGCAGGGGGTTCGCATGTTGAGCGAGGCCGTGTGGTTCCTGTTGGGCGCCCTCGCCGGCGCGTTCGTCAGTGTGTTGGCAGTCTCACTGTGCGTGATGTCTGCGCGGAGTGAAGACGATGCTGGCCGTCCTGATTGAGCGCCTGCGCAAGCACTCCAACGAGGTGGGCGACTGCTGGGAGTGGTTTGGCTCCTATCAGTCCAGCGGCAACACACCGGCCATGAACTGGAAGGGCCACGTCAATCCGGTGCGCAGGTTCATCGCTCAGGAGCTGGGCCTTGACCTCAGCGACGGCAAAGTTGTCACCTGCAAATGCCGCAACTACATGTGCGTGAATCCCGACCACATCATGGTCATCACGCGCAAGCGACTGCAGAGCATGTCTGCCAAGGAATTGAACTACGCAGCCAACCCCGCCCGCGTCAAAAAGATCGCAGACAAGGCCCGCGCCCGGTCACGCTTGACGATGGAAATCGCTCAGCAGATCCGCGAAGCAGAGGGCACGCAGCCCGAGATCGCGCAGCGGTTTGGCATCAGCCAGTCCACCGTCAGCTTGATCAAGCGCGGGGAGATTTGGCGCGATCACACCAACCCGTTCGCGGGGCTTTTTGGAGGAATGAAATGAATCGAGAAGACATCATTCGCATGGCGCGGGAGGCGTGTGTTCAAGCGCCACGCGAGGATTGGAACTCTACTGCTTGGGTGTTTGGCGAAGAAACTCTTGAACGCTTCGCCTCCCTTGTCGCTGCTGCCGAGCGCAACAGTTGGCCAGCCGAGATGGAAGCTATGGAGCGACAGGTCAACATCTTGACTGATGCTCTGGCTCAGGCGAAAGCGGAGGAAAGAGAAGCCTGTGCAAAAGTGTGTGCGGACATGTATCTGGAGGGCGACATGGATACAGGTCTTGCTGCCGAAGCCATTAGAGCAAGGAGCAACACATGACTAAAGTCACCAGAGAAATGATTGCCGCAGCCCATGACGTAACGATGCAGCACAAGATCGTTTTGGGCCATGAACTGCTGACGGAAATCTACCAAGCAATGGATGCAAAACGGGAGTTTGTGGGACTGATGGATGAGGAGGTTGACTACATCATGGCTCGTAATGATCCGCACTGCGACGAAATAAATTTCGCCCGCGCCATCGAAGCCAAACTCAAGGAACGCAACACATGACTTACCCATTTGCAGGAGAAATCAAGATGACCAAGGTAATTAAAGACGGCAAGGAAGTGATTGAGTGGGAGCAGGTTGACATGAGCAAGCACACAAAGGGGAACCTTGGTATCGGCTCTGGAGAGATGGAACTAGGCGGTGTGAAGTGGGATGCTTCTGCGCCATTGGTACTGACGCCCCATCCTGCATTTCAGCTGCCTGAGCCAAACATCACATTTCTTGCTGGAACACCTACCGCTGAAGTCATGCGGATCGACAGACACGGCGTCAAGGTCAACCCAGAATACACGGTTGATGAAGCCACGCAGCATGTGCTCAACGCTTTGTCGGCGCATATTCAGCGCACGGTGAATCATGCAGTGGCTCAAGAGCGCGAGTCGTGCGCAAAGGTGTGCGAGGCAGAAGCCAACGCAACAGACGCACACCTGCACATGTGCATCGACGCCCTGCGTGACTGCGCAGACGCCATCCGCGCAAGGGGGCAAGCATGAGTTACGTGATGGGCATCGACCCAGGCAACAAGGGCGCTGTCGCCATCCTGACAGCCGCGGGCGAACTGGTTGAGGTGTGGGACATGCCCACGCTTGAGGTCAAAGTCGGCAAGGCTACCAAGGCCCGGATCTCGGCCCAACTGCTGGCGCATGAACTGCGCAACTGGGACAACGTGCTGCGGTGTCACATGGAAGCCGTGTCCAGCAGCCCTCAGATGGGCGTCAGCAGCGCGTTCGCGTTCGGTGAAGGGTTCGGTGTGGTCAAAGGCGTCCTGGCCGCCCTGCAGATCCCGCTGGTGCTGGTGCCCCCGGCCAAGTGGAAGCGCGACATGGGCCTGAACCAAAGCAAGGACGGGTCGCGTGCGCTGGCCATCGCCAAGTGGCCACGGCATGCCGGCGAGTTCAAGCGTGTGCGTGACGATGGCCGCGCCGAGGCGGCGCTCATCGGACTGTGGGGGGTGACCGTGTCAATTTAATCCGGGTATTGACGTTTGTCTGTGATGTTGCGAGAATCTCACCATTGACCCAAACCTGAACGAGGCAAAACGATGGCAATCAAACTGCGCGGCAACACCTACTGGATGGACGTAATGATCAAGGGCAAGCGCATTCGCGAGTCCTTGAAGACCGAGGACAAGGAGCACGCCCAGGAACTGCACGACATCCGCAAGGCTGAACTGTGGCGCACGGGCGTGCTCAAGGAAAAGCCCAAGAAGTCCTGGGACGACGCCACCAAGCGCTGGCTGACCGAGCGCGGCCACAAGCGCTCAATCAAGGACGACCAGGACAAGATCACCTTCCTTAAGGCCGCTCTGGGCGGCAAGCTGCTGGCCGACCTGGACCGCGACACGCTCGAGGGCGCCCTGCCCACCGACGTGAAGCCGGCCACCCGCAACCGCTACCGCGCACTGGTCCGGGCCATCCTGCGCGCCTGCGAGCGCGAGTGGGACTGGCTGGACAAGGCGCCGGTGCTGCGCACCGAGGCCGAGCCGCGCCGCCGTGTCGCATTTTTGACGCAAGACCAGGCGACCAATTTGATCGCCGCACTGCCGGAAAAGTACCGGTGTCTTGTCCGTTTCGCTTTGCTCACCGGGTTGAGAAGATCGAACGTCCACGGCCTGCGCTGGGAGAACGTGAACCTCGAGCGCGGGATGGTGATTGTGCATGCAGACGAGGCCAAGGCCGGCGAGCGCATCCTGGTGCCCCTGAACACCCAAGCGCGTGAGATGCTGGCCGCCATGCCCGAGCCCCGCGAGGGACTGGTGTTCAAGTTCCCCGAGAGGATCTCGCCAACCACTTGGACGAACGCCTGCAAGCGCGCTGGCGTGCCCTGGCTGCGGTTCCATGACCTGCGCCACACTTGGGCCAGCTGGCACGCGATGGCCGGCACGCCTCTGTCAGTGCTGCAGGAACTGGGCGGCTGGCACTCGCCGCAGATGGTGCAGCGCTATGCTCACCTGTCCCCTGAGCACCTAGCCGCCGCGGCCGAAAAGGTTACGCTGTGAACCACCACCTCAAGCAGATCGAGGCCCACGCGCAGGCCGTTCACACGCGCCTGCGCGAAGACCTGGAAGACCTTCAGGCCCTGATCGCCGGGCCTGGCGTGCAGGTGGTGGTCATACGCAAGCCCTGGCCGGTGGGCCGGCGCGGGACCGTGCTGGGAGTGTGGGAGCAAGGGGCCAGGATGGCCGCCAGAGTCGATTTCGACGGCCGGGTGATGTCAGTGCCCCTGGACGCCCTTGCGCGGCGCCTGGGGGCTCCTGACTGCGCCACGGCACAAATTTGGCACAAGGTCGCCTGGATCAAGTTGAACGCCGGGGAATTTCTTGAATGAAATCAGTGGAGGCGGGGGTCGGAATCGAACCGGCGTACACGGATTTGCAGTGCGACCAGACGAAAAAACGCCCGGAATTTCCGGGCGCAAGGTGCAAATGGCAATCTGCTGTGGCACAAGCCACGGCACAATTTTGGCACAGTCATTTGGGCGCCAAACACACCTCGCGCACATAGCCCTGCAGGCCTAAGACCTGCGCTGCCAGGCGGTCAGCTTCTCCCGCCACTCCAACAAGAGCCGCTGCACACTGTCCGAGTAGCTGCCGCTCGAGGGCTCCTGCATCAGTTCGACAGACGGCGGCGGGATCTTTGCCGGCTGCGGGGGCGCCGAGGGCGTAGAGGGTGTCGCGCAGCCCATCAAGTTCAGTGCGAGCGCGACCGGCAGCCACAGTCGCCCGGCGTTTTTCTTCCACATAGCGTTCCTCTGCTTTCTGCCTGGCCTGGTTGAGGGCCTGCTCGCGTTCGCGGGCCGCCTGCTCGGCCGCCTGCAGGCTCACCGCGTGAGCCTCCTGCATGGCCGAGATCCGGGCGTCGTATCGCCAGGCCTGCACCTGCCACGCCCCCCAGGCCGCCAAGGCCCCAGAAACGAGCGCAGCGGCCACGTGGGTGTACATCATGCAATCACCCCCATGCACTGCCTGTGCTCGTCTTGGCGGCGCTTTGTGAGGCCTGGCAGGGGCTTGCCTTGGAACTTGTCCCAGCGCAGCAGTTCGGCGCACGCGCCGGCATAGTCGCCGGCCTTGAGTTTGCGCACCAGGGTGGACTTGCACGCGGCCTGCGGGCCGACGTTGTAGGCCCAGCTGACGATGGCGTCCCACTCATGCTGGTGCATGGGCACGTCACCAATGCACTCGCGCAGCTGGCGCTGAAAGTTCTCAGTGTGCTGGCCCAGTTTGATCAGGGCGCGAATGGGGTCTGTCTTGTCACCCGGCTTGACGCCGTGGGTGTCGCCGAACCCAATGGTGGGCACGTCACCCTTGACGGGAATGTAGGCGGTGTCCTGGTAGCCCTCATGCACCGCGATCCCGATCAGCGCGCTGGCGCTCAGGGTCAGGAACGCAATGCGCATGCGGGCCATCAGTCGCCTCGCATGCGCCTGTCGTGCTCGGCCTGGCGGCGCTTGTCTTCCTTGTGCTTGTAGTACCAGTTAACCATGAAGCCACCGACGCCAAGAACGATGCCGATCAGAATGCCGGCCTGGGATGACATCAGCCACCCAAGCACGCTCGCACCGGCGCCCGTGTAGGTCACCTTGCTGGCTGCCGCGGCCACCGTGGCCTCAAATGTCGCGTCGTGCGTCGTGCTCATACTGCTTCTTCCTTGCTTCAATCAGTCAGCCCGGCACCCTCTGCGCTCTCTGCTTCTTGTTTGGGGGCTTGCTCTTGAGCCTGGGCGCGCACCTTGGCCGCCAGCGGCCAGATGTTTGTGCTGGTGGGCAACTGGCCCATGACGTTGAGCAGGACGTTGACTTCTTGCAGATCGAGTTTGAGAGTGATTTCCATGTGGATCTCCGGTGGGTTTGTCGTGGGTTTCGCTGCGCGGTGCTGTTTCCTCACCGCTGCAGGTGTGAATTATGCCGATGCCCAGGGAAGGCCTGAAAGCACAGGCGGGTTAGCTAGCGCAGCCAGCTGTGCGTCCAGCGCGGCCTCTTTGGCGGCCAAGCCTTCAGCGCCCCAGCGCTCTGTGAGCCAGCCTGTGACCATCTCTTGTGTGAGTTGATCAAAAGGCACGAAAGAGCCTTCAGTGGCCTCAAAAGACTCAGTGCCGTACTGACTGGCGGTGTGTTCGCCAGAGGTCTTGCTGGTGCTCCAGTGAACCGTTGTGACAAAACCAGAGGGATTGGTGCGGTCAAGATTGTTGATGGTGATGTTCATGATGTTTCCTTTCAGTTTTTGGCGTAAGCGCCGTGGTAAAGAGATCGCGCTTCAGCAGCGAACAAACCAGCAAGTTCCAAGTCTTTAAAATACTGCTGGACTACGGTTTTGCCATTCTTCATGACACGGACGCACCACGCCTTGCTTTTCTTGTGCCACGACACACCGGGGTAACCTGATGTATTGCTGGCAAGCGCAGGACGGTTGCATTGGTTCTCGCTTCGGTTCGCAGCCCTCAGATTCTCAATGCGGTTGTCTTGCCTGTCGCCATTGATGTGGTCAACTTCTGGCGGCAAATAGCCGTGATGCAGCATGAAGATCAGTCGGTGCGCCTTATGGACTTTGCCAAGCCATGTGACATGACGGTAGCCTGTTTGGTGGATTGATCCAGCCTCTTGCCCGACAAGGTATTGCTTGTTTGGGTGTGCGACCTTCTTCCAGTACAGTTTGCCGTCACAATGCTCAAAGCACTCGGCTACGAGTTGTTGGTTCATGGATGTGCAGCCTTATATGCGTCAAATTCTGCTTTAAGTTCTTTAATTGCAGCCGCCAGCAATGGAATTAAATCCGTGTATCGTAAAGTGAGTGTGCCTTGCTCATCTTCGCTTACACTTACAGCTTCTGGCAGAACTTTTTGAACATCTTGAGCAATCAAGAAAGAGCGACTAACAGATTCATTATCAGTTAAATATCGACCAGTTCCAGATCTAAGTGTGCAAACCTTTTCAATGGCATTTTCAAAAGGTTTAAGTTGTGTTTTGTTTCTTTCGTCTGAAAAAGAACTCCATGCAGTAGCACCAGCAGTAAGCTGGACACCACTGCCAGTTGTATCGTCAACAACATAAAACGGAGTATTGCTGCCTTGAGTTCCAAAACCCCACTTGCGAGTTCCCGCTGTGTTGTTGCAAGCAAAACGGGAATTATTTGTTGTGCTTGTAGTGCCAACCAAAAAATCACCCGCCGCAGTAAGTGTTGCCGCCTGCGTAAAGCTGATGGCGTTGCCTGCTGTGCCGGAGGGGGCGGTGTACCACTGGTGTGCGTTGTTCACCAATGCATAGCGGGATGCCCCAACTGAGGATTGCCGATACACCCACGATCCGTTCCAGAGCGCGTTGGCTGCAAAACCAATAGTGTTGGTCGCTGCGTCTTGATACGAAAAAACAGACTGACCCCCACCGATGTCCATCACCCGATAGGTCGTCCATGCCCCCGGCGTCACCCCGAGGCCGAGGTTGCCTCCATTGGGTTGCAGCAAAAGGTCTTTGTAGCCTGTGCCGTTATGGACTGCTTGGATGTACCCAGTGTTTGCGGTTGTGTTGTAACCGACATGAAGCTGCTTACCAGTGGAGTTAGACGCTTCTCCAATCATCACCTGCGGATTGAAGTAGTCCGCACTCGCCGCAACCACTTGCAGTTTTGCAAAAGGCGAACTCGTCCCAATGCCAAGACCTGTGGAGGTCAGGCGCATTTGTTCGGAGCCGTTAGCAGAGAATGTCAACGACATTCCAGAATAGCCATACAACTCCAAAAGACTGTTTGTGTTATCAACCCAAAGCGCACCCTTGGATGTTCCGTTGTTCTGCAAGGTAAATTGAGTAAAGCGTTCACCAGCATTGTTGAGTGTGGCTTGATCTCCGTTACCCGACTTGACAGTCAATGCGCTTACCGGGGATGCATCGTTAATACCAAGTCGAGTTCCCGTAAACGTCAGCGCACTCCCCGTGGTCAGGACTTTGGAGCCGTTGAGGTAGGCCACGCCGTTGGCTGTGCCGCCGGAGAGGGTCAGGGCGCCAGACATCGACAGTGCAGCAATGCCAGACAGATCACCCGTGTCGCTCAGGATGCCAACCGAGTTTTGAATCAGTTTGCCGGTCGTGGCGTCGAACCGCACCAGGGCGTTGTCAGTTGCTGACGCAGGGCCAGCCACGTCACCACCAGCCGACACCGTGAACCATTCCACATCGGTGCCTGCGGCATTGACGCGCAGGGCTTTGAGTTCGTTGCTGGTGTAGCTGGGCAGCAGGTTGACTCGAGCGCCGGAAGCCGACGTGGCACCAGTACCGCCGTTGGCCACAGCCACAGTGCCGGTCACGTTTGCAGCGTTGCCGCTGATGTTGCCGGTGATCTTGCTGCCGGCCAGTGCCGTGATCCAGGACGGGTCAGAGTAGCTGCCTGTGGTCACCACGCCATTGGTCACCGTGGCCGCGTTGCCGGTGATGCTGATGCCCCAAGTGCCCGACGCGCCAGTGCCAGTCGGGGATGGCACGTCGGTGCCAATCGCCAAGCCAAGGTTCGTGCGAGCGCTTGAGGCGGTGGTCGCGCCGGTGCCGCCGTTGGCGATGGCCACCGTGCCAGTGACGTTTGTGGCGTTCCCATTCAGGGCGCCGTTGAACGTCGTCGCGGTCACGCTGGTCAGCCCGGCAAGCGTGGTGGCTGTCGCGCCCAGGCTGATGGATGTCGAGCCAATCGTCAGCGAAGAATTGACCAGCGACGCGTTGCCGATGTTGCTCAGGGTGTTGGCAGATCCGCTGATTGTCTTGTTGGTCAGCGTCTGCGAGTCGGTGGTTCCAACGACAGCGCCAGCAGGGCCGGCGATGTTTTCCCACACGCTGGCCGCGGAGTTGTAGCGCAGCATGTTGTTGTTGGCCACGTTGGTGATCAGCACGTCGTGCAACTCATCCAACTCGTAGCCGTTCTGCACCATCACGTAGATGATGCCGTCCGTGGCGTGCGAGCGAACGCAGTAGCCAACCAGCACGGCGTGGTTTGGTGCCGTCGGGCGCGTCGAGGTAATCGCGCCGGGGGTGCTGGCAGACAGCCACAAAACCGCGCCTTCAGCAAAAGCCGACGTGTTGACGCCGCGCACCAGACCGGCCGTGGTCACAAAGCCCTGTGCGTTGTTTGCAATTGTCTCTGTGACGATGCCGATGACTTTGGTCGATGTGGCCTCGGCGTTGCCTTGAGCCAGCGCGACGGTCGGGCGCTGGCCAGATGCGCCGGTGATGTAAACAACTTGCCCGCTGGTCATTGTTGAGCCGGTCGCATTCAGCGCGCGCAGCACTTCTTCCTGCCCAACCTGCAGCACGACGTTGCCACCCTTGAGGCCAAGGTTGAGCGTGCCGTCGGTGTCGTTCCAAATCAGGCGAGCGACAGCATCAGTGCCGCCTGCCGTGTTGAAGTCCACATGGTCCGTGTTCAGATCCGAGGTCGTCACCGAGCCGGTAGCCGTCATGCTGCCGGTGATTGATAGGCTTCCAGCAACACCCAGCGATTTCCCCACCGGGATGTTGACGCCAGTGGTCGTGAACTGCGCCGTGTTGACGCCCTGGATTGCCATCCAGACAGAGGCCGTGCCGCTGCGATACAGGCCGCTGCCCGTCTCATTCAGGAACGCCAGACCAGGTGCCGTGATGTTGCCGTCCGCGATGCGGAACGGCGCGATCATGCCGCCCGCACCGGTGCGCGAGAGCGAGTTCGTGATCTCGTTGGCCATGTCCTCCAGCGTGCTGTTGGCCCAGGCGGCATCAATGGTGGTACCCGGCACAACCGGGTTACCTGCTGGCAGCGTGTAAACGCCTGATCCGTTGCGTGGCATGTTTCTCTCTCCTTCAGTTTGCTGTCGCTACAGCCGCCGGGGCTGCCCTGAGCATGGACAGCAGGTATTGCTCTTGCGCGGTCATCGGCGCTCCCGCCCTCAATTTTGCTTCAAGCAGGCTGATCATCTGCTGCGGGTTCTGCAGCGCTTCGGCCAGTGCGCGGTCCTTGTTGGCGGTGGCGTAAGCGCGCAGGGAATCGAGCGCGCCCTTGCTTACCGACGCGGCCGGGCCGCCCACCACATTGGCGGCAGCGTCGGCCACCGCGCCGGCCGTTCTGGCGGCCATGATGTCGCTGGCCGTGTTGCTGCCACCGCCCGCCGTGGCAGAGCGTTTGACGCCCTGCACAATGCCTTGGGCCCGCAGCGCGTCCACGATGGCGTTCAGGCGCTGGTTGGCCTCGTTGGACAGCAGGATGTTTTTCTGCGGCCCGGCGGTTGAGTTGATGGCCGAGCGCAGCCCAAACTCAGTGATGATCGGCACCTCGCCGGCCGCGTCTGCGGACTTTTTCCTGACCTGGCCGGTGCTGTCCCAGAACGCCTCGCGCACCTTGCCAGCCGCCTGCCCTGCGCGCACGACATCGCTGTCGCGGGCGTAGTCGCCGACAACCTTCTGCCAGCGGTTGTTCGTGGCGTTGTTCAGGATGTTGTCCACCTCGCGCAGCACGCTCATGGTCGCCGGAGAACTGCGCGGCGCGGCTTGGTAGGCGTTTTGCGGCACCAGTGGTGCCTTGGACGCCAGATTGGCGCGGATGGTCGCCAGGTGCTCAGGGCCAAAGTCAGGCCCAAGCCGGTCCATCTCACCGCGCAGCGTCTCCAGCATCGAACGCACCGCCGGGTCAGACGCCTCGGGCGTGCGCATGGCCACCTCGAGGTTGTTGCGGAAGCCTTGCACGTCGCGCAGGAAGGCCTGCTCGTTGATCGACGACATGGCTTGATTGACGTTGGCAGCGCGGTTGGAACTACGCAAAGCACGGCGGGCGCCCACGTCATCAGCTTGCGCAGTAGCCTGGCGCACAGCGTCCGACACGGCGCGGGCTTGGTTCTGGTCAAAGTCGTACCAGTTCGCACCGCTGCGCGTGCGGCTGCCGGCCTCCAGGCGCGCCAGTTCGGCGTCGCGCAGCTGGGCGGCGGTGGACAGCGGAATGTTCGTGCCGCCAGGCCGCGGCTGCTGGGCCTGGCGCAGGCGGTCAATGGTCTGGCGCAGCACGGCAGCCTGGTCGGTGCCATCGGGCGTCAGGGCCTCGGCCACCTCACCGGCCGCGGCCTTACGTCCACCCGAGCGCGTCACGGCGTTGTAGACGGGCCTGACGGCCGCTGTGGCAAGCGGAAGGACGCCGCTGGTAGCAGCACCCACCATCATGTTCTTGGCGCGGCTCTCGCCCTCTGCTGTGGGCTCCAGCGCGGCCAGGCCGCCGCCAACCAGCATGGAGTTGCCCACCATGCCCAAGCCACCCAGGGGAGCGGCAGGCACCAGCAGGGTGGGAGCCACCTTGCCCTTGAACTGCGCGACATCACCTAGGGTTGGTGTCGAAACGCCAAGCACCTTGTCCGGCAGGATGCCGAGGTCGGTGCTTCGGGCCAGGTCGCGGTCGATCTCGCGCTTTTCGCCGGCCTCGCGCTGCAGCTGCTTGGCGCGCTCAGGGTCACGGTTGAAGATCTGGCGCACCGCCAGCGGAATGTCGGCAAAACCAGCGCCCAGGCTCTTGAACACGCGCTCGCCCATGCCCATCTCGCGGTTGGCTTGCTTTTCAAGTTCCACACCCCAGTTGATCTTGCCGTTGCGCATGGACGCACCAGCGGCCGCGGCGCGGGAGGCGCTTAGGTCCGGCTCCTGCGGCGTCCGAGCGCGCTGCTCCTGCTCAAGGCGCAGCCTGAACTCGAATTCTTCCTGCTCGGTCATGGCTTGCCCCCAGACTGCTGGCGTTTCCACTCCTGATACCGGCGCTCCTTCTCAGGGTCCGCGAACGATCCACCCTGTGGTTGTCCTGTGGTACCAGGCGGGAGCACGTCTTCAACATTCAACCTGTTGCGCTTGGCGATGTCCTGGTAGTAGTTCGCCAAATCTTGCCGGCGCTGAGTAGACCCGGAATACAGCTGCCGCGCGATCTGCTGCATGCTTTGCAGCTGCTGCGGCGTCAGCCTGGCGCCGGTCATAATCTGGTCGGGCTTTTGCAGCAGGCCCTCAAACATGCCGCGGGCGTTGGCGATCAGGGCGTATTCAGACTCTCGAACCACCGACTCAGGGTCAAGCATCTTGCCGAACGCAAACACCAGCGACACCTGCTTGGTCGGGTCTTGCGCAATGGTGGGATCGGTCAGCAGCGTCATCACCGTCTCGGCGTGGCGCGTGCCCTCGCTGATCTTGTCGGCCTTCTTGCCGTACTCGTTGCGCAGCGTCGTGGCGCGGGTAAAGTTCTTGCCGTCCTCGGCGTTCGCACGGTTGGCGCGCACGTTTTCAGCTAGCGAACGACGGATCTCCAAGCCTTCTTGGGCCATGCGCTCCTGCTCGCGGTTGCGGCGCTCGGTTTCAAGGCGTCGGGCCTGCGCCTCGTCGGTGGTGGCAGCCAGGCGCTCGGCAGCATCGGCCTGGCGCTCGAGCGAGGCGATGCGGCGATCACGATCCGCGAACGTGTCACGGATGACCTCGCCATCGGGCGTGACCATCACGCTGCCGAACTTGAGCGGCGAGCGCGAGGCCTCGGCGCGCTTGTTGAAGGCCTGCTGCAGAGGCGCAAAGCCTTCGCCGGCGTACTGGGCCGCCAGAGCGTTCATCATCGCCATGTTGCCCTGCTCGCCTTGCTGCTTGGCGTAGTTGATCGCGCCGCTGATGTCAGGCTCTTGGCCCTCCAGTTCAGACACCTTGTCGCGCAACGACAGCGCACGCGAACGCAGCGCATTGGGCAGCATCGTGCCGCCCTCGGACTTGACGGTGTTGGACAGCACGCCACCAGGCGACTGCACCTTGGCGCGAGCGCGCTTGAGAACGATTCCTTCGCCAGGAATCTCCTCCTCGTTGGTGAAGATGCCGTAATCAATCATGACAACACCTCAATCGCCACCAGTGCCGGAACCGTACATCCATTGATCAAGGCCGCCACCGTACCCTTGGCGACGTTTGCGCTCGTTGCGCATCTTGTTCAGTTCAAAAGCTTGACGCTGGTTGAACTCAGCCATTTTTGCGTCCACGCCCTGCTGACCTTGATTTGCCATGTAGGCCTGGCCCAGCTGACTAATTGCGCCCGCCAGGCCTGGGCCCACGTAGTGCTTGCCAACCATCTCGCCCTGCATGGGCTTCATGGCGTTGCCGCGCAGGGCATCAATCATGGCCTGGCGCTTGCGCAGTTCCTCCTGCTCTGGGCGCATAGCGCCCATCTGCAGCAGGTAATCAAACATCAGATCGTCGTTCATCACAGACCCCCGTAATTGACCATCAGGAAGCCGTTTGCGTGGCGCTTGACCAGATCAGGACGCACTGCCTGCACCTCTTGCGCAATCACACCGCGTTGCGGCATTCCCATCATTGTGTACTCGTAAATGCCCACGCCAATCGCGTGCGTGCCCACCCGCTTGATGTTGGACTTCAGGCGGCGATCAGAGAACATGAACGCGGCCGAGCCCAGTTGAGCGCCAGCCCCAAGCAGGCTGTTCATGCCGGCCTGCTGTGCGTTGTAGGCGCCCAGAGCGGCGTCGTAGCCCATCTGCGTGGCGCCCAAGATGTTAGGCGTCTCGGCACGGCCAGCGGCCTGGAACGACGGCATCTGCGGCATGCTGACCTGCTGACCAGACAGCAGCGCGTTCATCTCGTTGAGCGACATGCCGCGGCGCTGCATCTCCTCCGCAATCGCCTGCTGTCGCAGACGGTTCTGCGCGTCGGCGAACTGCTGGTTGAGACCGTACTGCTGCGCGATGGCCTGGTTCTGTGCTTGCATGCCGGCCAGATCGAGCGCGGAGGCTTGGCCCAGCGCCTGGTTGCTGAACTGGCGCGCCTGCAGATCCTGATTGAACTGCTGACCTGCGGCCTGGTTTGCAAGGTTGGCCTGGCCCATCATCTGGTTGTATGCCTGCTGCTGGGCCTGATTGCCAAAGTTGAAAGCACCCAGGGTCTGGTTGAACGCCTGGTTCGCGGCCTGATTTTGGAACTGGCCGGCTTGCAGGTTTTGACCAAACTGCTGACCTAGCGCGGCGTTGGCGGCCTGCGTTGCGCCCATCGCCTGGTTGTACGCCTGGTTGGTGGCCTGATTGCCAAACTGTGCGGCCTGTAGGTTCTGACCGAACGCCTGATTGGCGGCCTGATTGGAGAACTGGCCGCCAGTCACATCTTCGTTGAACGCCTGCTGGCGAGAGCCCATCTGCATGCCGTACAGGCGCTGGGCCTCGTTTCCAGCCGTGTCCAGGGCATTGAACCGTTCGCTGGCCTGGCGCTGGCCGAGTTCATCAAGCGCACGCTTGTAGCCCTCGCTGCCAGTCGTGAAACCTTGGTTCGCCAAGCGAGTTTCCAGCTGGCGCTGCTGGTAGTCGTGGACAGGCTGCATGCGCTGCATCAGCGTGTTGGCAACGGTGTCCCGGTAGCTGCTGTCGAACTGCGGAAGGGCCGGGTTGTCGCCGACATTTAAACCGCGCTGCACAGCCTCAGTGCCAACACGTCGGCTGAGATCGCCGGTCATGGCGTTGAACCCGGTGTTCAAGCTGGGAGACTGAACGCCGGTGGCCAGGCTCGATGTCATTGGAGACATTGCCATCTGAGGGCCGGAGAAATTGAACCCACCGACAACTTGATTGGCCCGCGAGTTCACATCGGTGATCAGCCCAGGTGTGTAGTCAGTCACGCCAGCGTTGAGCGTGCCAGGCGCATTGGCCGCGGTGCGCTGGGGCAGGCTTGCCGTATCGAACGGCTGCGAATACTCGCTTGCCACCCGGTCCATGAACGAGCCGGCCAGGTTGCTTCGGCCAGACTGGATGTTTATCTGGTCGTTGAGGGCCTGCTGCAGTCCTGGCGCGAGCGTGTTGCTCTGCGTCCAAGACGTGACACGTTGGCCTGTTGCTGGGTCGATAGACGCGTTGGTTTGCCAAGACTGGGAACCGAACGGCGTGTTGATCGTCGGGCGGTTCGCGTAGTTCTGCATGTTGGTCAGTTCGGCCGATGCAGCAGCCTGCTCGCGTGCTGCGCCCAGATAGTCGGGCGCGGCCGGTGCGCTTCCTTTTCCACCCATGTCAGTGCTCCTTAATCCAGCGGCAGTCCTCTGCCTTCATCTCAAACATCACGCAGTCCACTGTCTGCGCGATTTCCTTGAACCCCATCCTCGGGATGAAGCGCAAGGCCTCGTCGTTGTCCTTGTACGGCAGCGCATACACAGCCGACTTGCCGCAGTCCTTGAA